TAGAGCAATGACAAGACATGTTGCTGAAGGCGGAACACCATATGATAATATAGGATCATATATTACTAAACTTTCAGAAGAAAGTTTAGGACTTACAAAGTTTATGCGATACTCTAAATCAAATGGGTTAATGAATGAAGATACAGAACCTGTTATTAACGGTATTAAAACTAGATTAAATCAAGTAAGAGAGTCACTGAAGCGTATGTCTACCCATAGAGGCTATGCAAATGTGGTAGAAACGTTAGGCGAAACCAAAAAAGAATTAGATGAAGAATTAGTAAACGAACTTAAAGATAAATTTACAGTTATTCGTTTTGATGAAGATATGGAATCAGTTCTTCCTTATGTCGCTAGGATAGTTTCAGAAATGAATAACTCAAGTAGAATTTCTGAAACATATAGCGAGTTCAAAGAGGCAGTTAATTCGGCAGGAGAAATTCAAGTACAAATGGTAGAAGCAGATCATCCAGAAAATCCTGCTAATTTAGAGTTTGAAAATGTCACTAAAAGGAATCAGCATATAATTAACTTTATGTCTGAGCATATTTTAGATGAGAATGTTCAAACATTAATGAAACAAATAGCAATTGATTATCCAAGATATGACGTGCCAATGAAAAATGAATCATTAGCATTAGTGAAATCTATTATGGAAACAGGACAAACTCCGCAAACTGCACCTCAAGAACCTTCCATCGACGAAGCATTTATTGATGAAATTGATGAATCACTTAGTAAGTACACAACCACTGATATCTTTTTTGAAACCGACAATGAAACAAAAGCCGATGAGTGGAAAGGGTATATTAATAACCCAAAAACTTATGGTAAAAAAGGCTATGTAACAAAACGTGAAATGAAAGCCAAAGCGGATCAAATAGCAAAAGTCGGCGGCGGAAGAGGCGAAGCGGTAGCAGGCAAAGGGGTTGGAAAAGGAAAATCAGTTCATACGTTACAAGGAAAGGGTGTTCCTGAATCAGTTGGTGAAGCCGACGAAGCAGTATTAAAACTAGCAGGGGTATACAAATGATTCCTAATATTAAGAATGAAAATGATTTAAGAAGATTAGCAGGAATTCCTATTAAAGAAGATCCTATTGATATTCCACCCGATGACGACGATGAAGCGGAAGATTGGGGTGTACCAAGTAAACCAAGTGGTAGTATAGATAATATTATTGCTAAACATAGAGAAGCATTTGAATCTGTAATGCGTGGGGAATCATCGTTATATGATCATGATGAGTTTTATGATGAACTATATGAGCATTATGTTAATTCAGGCGAAATGCCATACGGTATTGCTAAAGCAAGAGATGGCGACCCAGACCAATGGATTCAAGAAGAACTAGATCGTGAATATGGTGATGATTTTGCTACCGATGATGGTGAACCAATGGATGGGGATTTTGATTCAGGTATGGCTTCAGCAGGAATGGGTACAGACGAAGACTACGGCTACTATGGTGAAGGTAAAGAACTAACTTTTAAAGAACAATTAAAAATGGTTCAAGAAGGTGGCACATACATGGGAGATGATGCATACAGGTCCATGGAAAAGAAAGCATCAGATAATCCAGACGGGTATAAAAAAATGCCCGAATGGTTGCGAAAAGCCCATGCAGAGGCTAAAGCTCGCAGAAAAAGTCAAAAAAAGACTTGACTTTGATAAATAGATTTGTTATAATAAGTTCATGATGTTTGTCATGGACACTAGGCTAATAAAAGCAATAGAAATTTAGGCACAAACATAGGCTAATATAGGAGAAATAATATGGCTACACTAGCAGAAATACGAGCAAAGCTCTTAGAGAAAGAGCAACGTACAGGCGGAGGTTATCAATCCGATAACGCAATTTACGCATTCTGGAACATCCCAGAAAATTCAACAGCAACATTAAGATTTTTACCAGACTTAGATGAAACGAATACGTTCTTTTGGAAAGAGCGTCAAATGATTCGTTTGTCATTTCCTGGTATCAAAGGACAGGACGAATCACGTAGTGTGACAGTCCAAGTTCCTTGTGTAGAAATGTGGGGCGATGCATGTCCAGTACATGCTGAAATTCGTCCTTGGTTTAAAGATCCAAGTCTCGAAGATGAAGGTCGTAAGTATTGGAAAAAACGATCTTATATCTTTCAAGGATTTGTTACTGATAATCCATGGGGTGATGATACTCCACCAGAAAATCCAATTCGCAGGTTTGTTATAAATCCGTCTATTTACAAAATTATTTCGGCGGCTCTAATGGATCCTGACTTTCCAGAAATTCCAACAGATTTTGAAGCAGGAACTGACTTTAAACTTACAAAAACACAAAAAGGTCAGTATGCGGATTATTCTACTTCAAACTGGGCTCGTCGAGAGCGTAGTTTAGACCAAACTGAACGAGATGCAATTCAAACTAATGGTTTATTTAATCTTAATGATTATATGCCAAAACGTCCAAACAATGATGAGATTAAAATTATCTTTGAAATGTTTGAATCATCTGTAGCAGGAGAACTATATGATCCAGAACGTTTTGGTTCGTATTATACTCCACAGGGTGTTCAGCTGACAAACAGACCAGCACCTAGCGGCCCGTCGCAGGTTTCTAAAACACCTGAACCAGTTGTTGCAGAAACAACAACAACTCCTACCAAAGAGAAAGTTGAAACTGAAACTGAAACTGAAGGCGGAGAAAAACCTTCAGCGGATCAAATTCTTAAAATGATTCGTGAGCGAAAAGCTCAATAATTTTATTCAAAGGGGAACATCCAGTTCCCCTTTTACTTTCACTTTAGAGGAAATAAATGAAACCATTTGATATATCAAAATTTAGGAAAAGTATTACAAAAGCAGTTCCAGGAATGTCGAGCGGATTCCACGACCCCGTAGATTGGATTAGTACTGGAAATTTAGCACTTAATTTTTTAATTTCAGGAGATTTTAATAGAGGAATACCTTTAGGGAGGGTTACCTGTCTTGCTGGAGAAAGCGGAAGCGGAAAAAGTTTCATTGCCAGTGGAAACTTAGTGCGTCATGCCCAACAGCAAGGCATCCTCCCTATTGTATTAGATTCAGAAAACGCCTTAGATTCAGATTGGTTATCTGCATTAGATGTAGATATTTCCGAAGATAAATTATTACGATTCGGCGTATCAATGATAGACGAAGTTGCAAAATTTATTAGTGAGTTTATGAAAGGCTACCGCGAACAATATGCAGATGTTCCATATGAAGAACGCCAGAAAGTTCTCTTTGTAGTAGATTCGTTAGGTATGCTACTTACACCAACTGATAAAGATCAATTTGAAAAAGGCGACATGAAGGGCGACATGGGTCGTAAGCCTAAGGCATTAACGGCCCTTGTTCGCAATAGTGTTAATTTACTTGCTGGAAATCCTGTAGGATTAATTGCTACTAATCATACATATGCATCACAAGATATGTTTGATCCAGATGATAAGATTAGTGGTGGGCAAGGATTTATATATGCTTCATCTATCGTTGTTGCAATGCGAAAATTAAAACTTAAAGAGGATGAAGAAGGCAATAAAATTACAGACATACGAGGTATTAGAGCGGCTTGCAAAGTAATGAAAACCCGTTTTGCAAAACCATTTGAAAGTGTGCAAATTAAAATACCGTATGATACTGGCATGGATCCGTATAGCGGATGTTTAGACTTATTTGAAAAAGCAGGTGTAATAGTTAAAGAAGGTAATAAACTAAAGTATACAACTGCCAAGGGTGAAGAAATAAAAGAATTCCGAAAGGGTTGGAATCATGAAAACTTACAAAAAGTTATAGATGATTTCAAAGAAAACGATGCTCCTCTGGTAAATAACGATGATGTGGTACCAGAGGAGGTAATCGATGAAGATGAGTGAACAGGAAGTTCATTTAATACATGACTTATGGGATGTTGTAAAATCATATTCTAATAATAAAGATCATGAAATATTATGTGAAGAATTGTTTGAAAAATTTGATAACAATGGATTTGTAATAGAGGATAATGTTCGTGAACTTAGAGGATATGATGGAATCATGGATGATGTATTAAAAAACATGTATAGTGAAGAAGAAGATGATTATGATGATGATTATTTAGATGGAGAAGATCCTGAAACATACGATTACTGATGAGTACATGGTATAGAAAAATACAAGAAGACTTAGGTGAACTTGTTAATTGCATATCGGCATACGAAGCCATACTTGACGAAGCAAGAGTAGAATGTGGCATGAAAGGTAACTTGGAAAAGTTATCTAGAGAAATGCCAGGTATTGTCGAGCATAGGTTTAATCAATTACAAGAAATAGAAGCAATATTAGAACACCTTAATATAGAGCTTCGTAAAAAACGATCCTTCGTTTTTAGAAAATTTACTGAACATTATAACAAAGCATTAAGTTCTAGAGATGCGGAAAAATATGTTGATGGGGAAGACGACATAGCCGACTTTCAACATTTAATCAATGAGTTTGCATTATTAAGAAATCGCTTTCATGGTCTTATAAAAGCATTAGATGCAAAACAATTTCAAATTAATAATATTGTTAAACTGCGAGTAGCAGGATTGGAGGATATTGGACTGTAATGAGTAGTACTGAAGATTGGTGGTATAAAGAACGATTACCTGAACTACAAGAAGAAGAAAGAAAGAGAAAAGAGAAAGAAAACTCTCAAGATCTTATCAAAATGGTTGAGGAAATGAAGAAAAATAGGAAAAAAATGCCAGAAAATGAAGAAAAAGGTTGACCTTTTGGGTAGTAGATCATATAATAGTAGTATGATGAATAAGAAAGCAAACATTAACCCAAAGCAAGGAAACGCTATGCAAGTAAATGCAAAAGTACACAACGGAGAATACGGTGGAAAACCAGTTGAAGGTTTAACTTTTCCGTTAGTAAAAGGATTTAATGTTGGTAAGAATGGTGGATTTATTACAGTAGATGGAGCCCATGTTCCAGGTTTTCCAGATCGTGAAATCCGCATTAAGCTCGTTAGCAAGAATGATTACGAAGTTGTTAATTCCTTCCAAGCTCAAGTAGAAGAGAATTCAAAAGAAGAAACAGTTAAAACTCCAGTAATAGTTAAAGAAGAAAAATCCGACGAAGAGCGTATTAAAGAAATTGCTGAACGTTTTGAGATTTTGGATGAAATGACACAAGGCTCAATAGATGGCGTAGTACGTGGAATGGTTGTAACAGGACCTCCAGGGGTTGGCAAAAGTTACGGTGTTGAAAAAGTTATTGAAAAGAACAGTATGTTCGATAAACTTGCTGATAAGCCACTCAAGTATGGAACCGAA